AAGATAATGGATCATAGAGATTCTATTCAGTCTGAAGGTGCTAGAGGTATTAGCTCCTTGGCTTCTTCTGTTGGTAAAGCTATAGAGTTTTGCATTCTTCTAGAAGAAGATCCTGACGGTTATTTTGCAACTAACGGCGATAAAGAAGAAATACGCCAAGACTTTACATCAGTAATGAACTCTCTTAACGAAGTACTACCCACTATTACTTTAATAGAGCAACTTAGAAACGAAGCTATAACTGTAGAGCAATTTAGAACGTCAACAGGTAAAGAAGGTTTCGACGTACAAGCCTATCAAGATTCATTGACGAGTTAAAAAAATGGCCTTTGGCTTTACTGCTACAGCAGGCACAATAACTGGCACTCACTCAGGTTTTGTGGGTTTATTTGTTACTGCTAACTTCCCTGCAGGCTCTCTCTCTGGAGCTAACGCTATACTTAACGGTGGCGGAAATTTACGTGCATACACTGACAGCACAAAATCAACTGCATTACCTCTTGAAATAGTAACTCTCGTTACAGGCGGTAGCTCTGAAGCAGGAGTATGGGTAAGGTCAAATTCTCTTTCTACTTCTGGAACGGTTTACTTTGAAGCTGATGACACAGCTACTACTCAGCCCGCAGTTACAGCACCATTAGGAAGGAATGCTGTATGGTCTGACTATGATCATGTTTACCATTGTCATGACTCTAATTATACAGATAGCACAGGAAATTCGAATCTATCCCTACAAGGCTCTACGGCACCAACGATTGTAACCTTGAGTAATGGCAGAAATGCCTACAGATTTACATCAGCAGACAGTACGGCGTTGGTGACAACGAGTAATATTAGTTACTCTCTTCCGTTAACATTACAATCATCAGGAGCAATATCACAATTATCAACAAGCCAGCAAATAGGCTCATCTATATCAACTTTAACTGGAACTGGTGGGTATGATATAGCGTCATCAGTTTATTCATCAGGCACTAGATTTGAGCCGAGGGGCAGGTATCCGCAAAACCAAGAATTAAACCCTCCTACAACAGCACATGTTGGTCAGGTTGGAGATTTATTTTACACTAATATATTATGGGATGGTGCTGGCCTACTAACATTAAATGGTAGTTGCGAAGGCAATGAAGAAAAGCGCACAGACATTGTAGGAACTAGAACATTAATTAGTAATGGTCAGCCATACAATAAAATAGGCATAGGCGCCGCTATTGACACCTCCCCCATATACTCAACTATTGATGTTCAAGAGGCAAGATTCTCCAGCATAGCATTATCTACTGATAGGGTAGATACAGAATACGACAACCAAAACTCTCCAAGTACGTTCTGGACTTCTAGCGCATGGGCAGAACAAGCAACAGGAATAACTGTTACAGGTGCTACAGCAAGTTATGTTTATAACGGGGTTCTCGGCACTATAGAGCTAACCGGTGAAATAGTTGTAACTGGTTCAACTGCATCATATGCCTATAACGGCGTCAACGGAGATATTGACTTAGCGTCAGAAATATTAATTACGGGTCAGACAGCCTATTATAGTTATGTTGGCTTATCTGGTTCGGTAGATTTATCAGGTTTAATTTCTGTCACGGGCCAAACAGCGTCTTATGATTATGACGGCGTTTCAGGTGAATTAATACTGCAAGGGACTATAATAGTAACTGGTGATACAGCTAATTATGCCTACAATGCTTTAAATGGTACAATAATAATACAAGGGCCAATAACGGTTAATCCTAAAAACGTTATAACGGTCAAGCGAAAATCAAATGACATAATAGTCAGTAGAAAATCAAACACAGTAAGGGTTAAATGATGGCGGCAGGTGATACAAAACTATTTAATGATTTTGTCTTGAAAGATAGACAAGGTGTTTACGCTTTATCTAATGATTGGCAGCTTGTTTTTTTGTCAGATACTTACGCAAGTGTTAATACTGATTTAACTAACCCCACATCAGCAAGTTTTACTATAACTAGCGGTGGCAATGTAGCGGCTAGCTATGCACTGACAGGTGAGGTTGTTACAAGAAGCGGTGCAACAATAACATTTGATGCTACAGATATAGGCACGATATTGAAAGCGGCAGGTAATCCGGTCGACTTGCGCTGTGCTCTACTAATAAACGCTACAGTAACAAATGATGCTGCTCAGGTTTGGGATATGACCTCAGACGGGACTACGCCACTTGATTTAGTTAATAACGATTTTACTTTTAATTTTGGCGTAAACGGCATCAACACAAGTATTAACAACACGCCATAAACTATAGTACAATAAAAGAGTTGCAAGGTGATGGGTGCAACAGGCTAGCTAGCCACTTTACTCCATCAAAAATATCCATCGGTAAGCCCCTATAGATTTAGGGGCGCTTTAATCCCATCGTATAACTTTTTAATTAAGGAACCGTGATGGCGAACTCATTACCAAACGTAAATATAAAATCCCTTACTTGGGTAGATCTATATGCAGAGACAGGGATAGCTGTAGGGACTCAATTGATAATTCAGAACATAGGATCGGGAAGTTGCAGGCTAACAGAGAGCGATACACAGCCTGATATACAAAGCGGTTATAACTTGATTCCAGAAAACCAATATCTAACTAGCGCGTCAACTCCTGTCGGTGCGTGGGCATACTCACACACTGGATCTTTACTTCATGTAGAGGAGGCTTAGCCATGAGTAACGGATTCAAACCTATTTCTGGTGATGGACTAAGTTCAGACCAAGAGGAAGCAGTTGACTCAATAATCAATGCACCAGACGATCAGTTATTACTAGCAAGAAGCGGAGTACTACAAGCATCAACAGCTTTTCAAGCAGTAGGCGACACAACAATAAAAAATGATGTTGGAGCATATGAGGCTGGACCGTCTCCAGGTTACAAGCTTGGACTTGCATGGACTTTAAACAGCGCAGGGCAAAACGTAAACTTTACCAACGAAGGATCATCAGAAAACTTTCATCCTGTATGGCAAAGGTACTTAGTAGGAAGAAAGAATATATTTGCAAAAAATAGATTTGACACTGCTGATGTACCAATAGAGACCGTATTTACAGACCAATTAACTAATCCAACTTGGTCGATAGTTGTCCCTGCTATATCTACAGAAGACGGTCAGACTGCTGTATACTCTGACGTTAAATTTGATGCAACATCAGTAGTAACTAATTTAAAGATAATTGTAAATATAAACGGTACAGATTACAGAGAAATACTTGTTGATACTGCTGCTGTCGGTGATTTTAGATTCTTCTACGATCCGCCTACTGATTTTTTTGTAGGTGACACCTTAACCTTTTCTATATCTAGTATTGATGGAGATGTCATACTTCTTGGTAATAATGCTACATCACAACCATTTAACACAACTCGAGTTCTTTTGTGGGATGATGTACCAGTAGGTCTACTCTCTGATAATGTTCCGCATTACCTTAGTCTATCATCTGCAAATAAAACAGCTTTCGACGGACAGACATACGCAGCAGATTCATCAAACGAAGCTGGGGGCGGCTTTACTATAACTGCCGACTCTGATGCTAATAGCTTTTCAGTGTTCGATTATGCAGGTAAATGGAATGCAGGATCTAGAAAGGTAACAGTAAGCATAGGTGTGGATAATTATTTTTTAACCAGAAGAAATAGAGAGTACTTTTTTTACAAAGACGAGGCCAATAATTGGCAATGGTACTACAAATCAAACTTTAGAGGTTAATATGACTGATTTTACAGATAGCGTTGATTTTAATTATACTCAGCAGTCACCTATGGAGCCATGCACAGCTCCTACTGTTGAATCATTTGAGAACGATCAAGGCACTCTCATATGGTCCAATATTTCAGGAGAAATGAGGGTTTACTCATACGATGGAGTAAAGGTTCAATATCAAGTAGTTCAATTGGGTGCCAAGATAGACTCATAAAAATAAGGGGTTAACGCCCCTTTTTCATTCTTAGCTATAAATGGTATAATTATCCGTAAATGTCGGATAAATGACGGTCATACATGCCAAAAGAAGATACTCAATTCACATCAGAAAATCAGCCAGATAGAAAGCCAAGAGGCAAAGGTAGAAAGTCCTTAATGCTGGATGCTATACGAAAGGTTTGCAAGACGGAGCAAGAATTCTTACAGCAAGTAGTTATTCTAGGGCTTGGAGATGGTAAAGAGCTTCCAGCAAACCCTACACTATTAACGCTAGTCTTAAATAGAATAGAACCACCGCTTAAAGCTACGTCTCCTATGGTTAACTTTGAATTCAACGAAAAAGCAAAGCCACACGAACAAGCAGCACAAACATTAAAAGCTGTATCTGAAGGTAGTCTATCTCCAGACATAGGCAATATGTTTGTACAGTCAATAAAGGCCATGATCGACATAGAAGAGTACACCGATCTTAAAGAGCGTATCGAGGAAATAGAGAAGTCTTTAGGTATCGTTAGTGAGTAGGCTATCTAAAAGACTTGGAAGAGTTGAGATGCTAGCCAAGTCAGCTAGCGGTACTTTAGAGCCAACAGTTTACGGTGTTATAGATAGAGTTGATAAAGTAGACGGTCAGTTAGTTCCTAACGTCATACGTAAATGGAAAGGCACAGTGGGAGAGATGAAGCCTACAGATGACGAGCCTACGGTTTTTCTTGTTCCTAAATTAGAGCCTTTTATATTAGAGCATAGAAAATACAAACTACTGTTTGGCGGTCGTGGAGGAATGAAAACAAGATTTGCACAAAATGTATTTGTTGCAGATGTTCATTCTAGCGCCACTAAAAACTATGTCTTACGTGAAAGAATGACCTCCTTGCGCGAAAGTATTTACGCTGGCATAGAGTCAACTGTTAAACGTTCAGGGCTTGGCGGCTTTCTTTCTGTTCCGTCTAAGTGGGAAATAAGGAACGGTAATGGTGGTAAGTTTACATTCGGTGGTATGCAAAATATTATCGATATGAAAGGCGCGGCAGACTTTAAGCGGTTCTTAATGGAAGAAGCTGAAAAGACTAAGCAAGCTACTATCGATACGTTAGGACCAACATTGCGTGATACTCCTGGTGCTGAGTTATGGTATTTATGGAACACCGGTTCAAGCCAAGACCCTATGAGCAAAGAGTTCATAACGCCTTATCAGGCTAGTTTGGACAAGACAGGTTACTATCAGGACGATTACCACATGATTGTTAAGCTAACGTTCGAAGACAATCCGTGGTTCATTCATGACGAGTCATTACAGCAAGAGCTAGATAAAGATAGGCAGAAGGTTGAGAGAGGGATAATGTCACAAGCTAGGTTTGATGGTATATGGTACGGAAAGTTTAATGATGACGTATCTAGCTCAGTAATCAAAGAGGATTGGTTTAAAGCTTGTATTGATGCGCACATAAAATTGGGTATTGATGTTCGAGGTGCAAAAATAGCGTCTTGTGATCCATCTGATACCGGCTTAGATCCATGCGGATACTCAGCAAGACAGGGAATAGTGTTTACTGATATTGACGAGATAGAAGGCGAAAACGGCAACATTAAAATGGATGAGTCATGCAAAAGAGCTATTGCTTACGGCGCCGATTCATTCGGGTATGATGCTGATGGGTTAGGCGCTACGCTTCGAGATAACGTTTCTAAATGCTTCAAGGGTAAAGCTACTCACATATTCGCATATAAGGGTTCAAGTGAAATTCACGACCCTATGGCACAGTTTAAAAGCGAGACAGCTAACTTAACTAATCGTAGTGAGAACTTAAAAAACAAAGACGTACTTTATAACAAGAAAGCTCAAAATATTATTGGTATAGCTGAAAGGATACTGAATACTTATGAGGCTGTTACGTTTGGCAAGTATCACGACCCAGATACGCTAATAAGCTTCTGCTCAAAATCAATAAAGCCTGAGATGCTAGAAAAACTAAAAGCAGAGGCATGTAAAACACCAATAAAACCCGGTGATACTGTAAAGTTTTACACTAAAGAAGAATTAAGAAAGGGTATAGCAATGCCTGATGGTTCACGCTTAAAGATACCGTCACCCAACTTATTTGATGCTTGTTTGGTCTCGTTAGATAAAGCAAGTATAATAACCAGAATAAAACCAAAGAAAATAAATTTTAGCTCGGTGCAAAGGTAACACAATGGCAGACTTCACAAAGTTAGACGATGTTCTAAATATGATTAAAAAGGCACAAGAGGCCGAGTATGATATTAGAGAAAATTCTCGCACAGCTAAATCATTTATTATTGACCCAGATGGTCAGTGGGATGATGACGCAAAAAATAAGATGGCTGATAGCTATCGCGGCACATTTGATATGTGTACACCTATTGTCGATCAGATAAGCGGGGAAATTGAGCAATCAGATTTTACCATCAAGGTTAGTCCTGCCGGTAGCGAGTCCTCAATGGATACCGCCAAGACTCTTGACGGGTTAATTAGAAATATACGCAACCTTTCCAATGCTGAAGATGTGTTTAGTAAAGCCAGTAGAACAAATGTTATTCAGGGCTTTGATGCATGGGAAGCGGTTCAAGAATTTGTTGATGATGATTCATTCGATCAAGATTTGCTAATTAAATATATTCCTAATGCGATTGATTCGGTTTGGTTTGATTTAAGCGCTGTAGCTCAAGACAAGCACGATGCTATGTGGGCTGTTAAGTTAGTAGCCATGCCTACTGACGAATATAAAGATAGATTTCCAGACGGCTCAGGTCAAAGTGTAGGGCAAGGTAAGCGAAGAGTTAGAGAATGGCAAAAAGCTGAATCAGTTGTTGTTGGTAAGCTTTATTATAAAAAATCCACTAAAGTTGATTTAGTCAGAATGTCAAACGGTGAAGTGTACACCGACGATGAAGAGTTTAAAAAGATTGTAGATGAATTAGAGCAAGCAGGTATTGTTGAAGAAGATAGACGAACTAAAGATAAATTCATTGTTCATACTCGTATTTTTGATGGTGATGAATGGCTAGATGATGAAGAGGAAACGGTATTTTCATTTATTCCTCTTATTCCTATATATGGTAACTATGACATTGTTGATAACAAGGTTATTTTCTACGGCAAGATTGAAAAGCTTTTCGACCAACAGCGCGGCTTGAACTACTTGATGAGTCGAGACATTAACGATACAGCTTTATCTCCTAGAGCTAAGTATTGGGTAACTGATGAACAGATAGATGGTTATGAAGATACTATATCAACACTAAACACTAATAACGACCCTGTTCAATTATACAACCATGTAGAAGGTCAACTTCCACCTCAGCAGCAACAAGGCAGCCAAGTAAACCCAGCGCTACAAGTTGGCATTTCTAATATGCAACAAATGATTAATACATCTGCTAATAGCTTTAACGCACAGCAAGGCAATGCTAATGCTTTACAAAGCGGTATAGCAGGGCAACAACAGATAGAGCAAGGCAACATAGGCTCAATCAAATGGTTTGCTTCTTTACAAGTCGCTGTTTGTCATACCGCTAGGGTTTTAATCGATGCTATACCGCGTGTATATGATGCAACAAGACAGGTTAGAATTTTAAATGAAGACGGCACAGGCAATATAGTTACACTAAATACTACGGTTTTTGACGAGCAGTCACAGCAGAATATCGAGGTCAACGACCTAACTAAAGGTAAATACGATGTAGTTTGTGATTATGGTCCAGCGTTTAACAGCCAGCAAAAAGAAACTGTTCAAGCTTTCTTAGATATGGCGGCTATTGATCCCACATTCTTGGAGCAGGGAAAAGACATCATGCTTAAGAATTTATCAGTCCCTGGTATGGAACAGATGGCTGAGCGTTCACGCGAGCAATTATTTAATGCTGGTTTAATTCCTGAATCACAATGGACGGAAGAGGAGCGACAGAAGATTGCAGAAGCACAAGCGCAGGCAGCTAATCAACCTCCGCAAGAAGATCCATTGATGGTAGCGGCAAGAGCAGAAGAAGGGAAAGCTCAAGCTGAATTAATGAAGTCTCAAAACGCACAACAGCAAACACAACTAGACGCTCAGGTCAAAATGTCTAATGTGCAACTAGAGCAAGAAAAGATTGTTTTAGAGCGTGAAAAACTACAGTTAGATGCGGCTAAGTTTGAACGAACAGGACAAGCTAAGTTTAACACTGATTTAATTAGTGCTGACCAGAATCAACAAAAGATTGATAACCAAGCGCAGAAAGATCAATTTGATGCTTTATTCAAACAGCAACAGCAGCAACAACAAGAGATTAACGACGCTATAAATAATCTCAAGGTATTACGTGAAGCCATGGGAGTTGATGCCATTGTAGGGCCAACTAATACAGAGGCTTACAAAGAGCAAGCCGATATTGTATTAGATAAGCAAGACGAAGAGTAAAAGGTAAAGCCCTATTTATTTAGGGCTAACTTCTAAGAATTTAATTAGCTCGATTATTCGCCTGCCACTGTAATGCAGCGTAGCTTGATGGTTAAAGCTAATCGTACCATCACCATTGTCAGAAAGTACACGTTCATTAGTTCTCATATTAACTCCAAAATACTCAGCAAGTTGTATTATCTGTTCATCGGTCATAATTACCTCGCACTAGGGCTTTTTCCAGTGGTATTACTAAAGCATTTAGGCGAACTCAATTGCCTAGATGCTAACCCTTTACAATTACAGTTGATAACCATTACATGATCTTCAACCATTCTTTCTATGAGAGCTTCACACTCTGCGCATTTAAAAGCTCTAATCTTTTTCATCAATAAAAAACTCCATCAACTTAACTTCGTCAGCGCCAGCTTTCACGGCCTCTTCTAACAACTTAAGCATTATCTGAGTAACGTCTGAGGTTGTGAAAAATGTTTCGCCATGTAGCTGTGTTTTTACATTAATATCTTTACGTGTGTATTTTTTCATATTTCACCAATTTAAAAAGTTAACTATTATATATATCGGAGCGGTAACAGGAGCAAACGCCCACACCTTAAACCATGACTTTAAACTATATCCGTTTAGTGATTTGTACAGCATAACTAGAAGCATAAATACGTAAGATAACAGCAAGTAGATAATCATTCGTCAACCTCCTTCTCTTTCAATCCTCTGCACATACTTAATAACTGTGCTTTCATTCTCGGATTATTACACCGCCTGTAATAAGTTTTTTTCTCTATCCCCCAATAAGCCAAAGCCTCATCAACTGTCCAGCCTTGCCTATTGATAACTCTAGTAAATAAGTGCTTCATACTTTATAGCGTTAAACGCCCTCTTTTTGTAGCTATTTCGCCCACTACTTAACAATACACCTCAATAGTATAATAGTCAACAAGGCTTACGTTGAGCCTAAATTCAACGGCACGTCAAAAGACTATACCTAATAAGGGCATAAAATGAGTGAACAAGAGCTACAAAGCGAATCACTTGAGCCTGTCGAAAATACAGAACCTCAAGAAAACGCAAACCATGATAATGGCGCAGACTTAGCAACTGCTAGTGATGGCAACCACGAACAAACGCCAGAAGTTGATGAAGAAGCCAAAAAGCAAGCGGCAATTGATAAAGTTATCGGCGAAAAAACATTTAAGGCAAAGCAAGCAGAACGTGAAGCGGCAGAGTACAAGCGAAAGCTTGATGAATACGAAGCAAAACAACGCGAACAAGAAGCGCAACAAATTGGCAATATTCCGCCAATGCCTACAGATGAATTTGATGATAATTATCAGAGAGACTTGCAAGCCCATATCGATGCAAAGGTTAGGCATGGTCAGTGGGAGGCTAATCAAGCTGTTTACACTCAGCAGCAAGAGCAAATTCAGCAACAGCAACAAGCGCAACAAGTGCAAGAGTTGCAGCAAAAAGTGGTTAGCTATGGCGAATCAGCTAAGAAGCTTGGCGTTGACTCTAAAGAGTTAGAAGTGGCGGCGAACCAGTTAGATCAATACGGTGTCAATTTAAATACAGCACCTAATTTAGTATCAAGCTTGTTAGCAGACCCTGAAGGGCCGTTAATTGTTAAGCATTTAGCGGCTAACCCAGTTGATGCAATGCAGTTAACGTCTATGAACCCTTACGAGCAAGCGGTATTTATTGAGCGTAACGTAAGAGGGAAGCTTGATGCGATTAAACCGAAAACAAGTAGCGCTCCAAAGCCTGCAAAAGATATTACAGGTAGCGGAATAAGTGATGATAAGTATCAGCACATTAAAGGCGCTAAATTTTATTAATTAAGGACCATTATCATGGCTAATAATTTCGACAGTAACTTTACGCGCAAACTAATGCGCTCTTTCTTGGACAAGTTTGAATCAAGTCGCGTTTTATCTAAAAACGTCGATACTCAAATGTTTCAAGGTAAATTTAACGGCAGTACAGGCGATACGATTGACGTAAAACGTCCTACTGATTACCGTACAGTGCGTACACCAAATGGTGATGTATCAGGCGAGACTAAATCTGATATCGTAACTGGTAAAGCTTCAGCAGTGGTTCAAGATTACTTTACAGTATTCGTTGATTATGAAGAAGCAGACGAAGCAATCAAAATGGATCAAATTGACGAGCTATTAGCTCCTATGGTTACTCGTGTGGTAACTGACTTTGAGACTGATTACGCTGAATTTATGATGAAAAATACTGCGTTACTTGCTGGTACAGTTGGTACAGGTGTTTCTACATGGGATCATGTTGCTGAAGCTGGTGCTATTATGGATGCTTCAGGCATTCCTAAAGATGGTATGTGGTGTTATGCGGCCAACCCATTCACACAGCGTAAATTGGCGAGCGATCAACGTTCTCTAGGTGGTGAAACTGGCTCTATGACTGCCAACCGTATGGCTACAATTACTGATAATTTTGCCGGCATGAAAGTAATGACAGCTAACACGTTAGCAAATTATCAAACTGGTGTAGGTGCTGACCGTGAAGGTACTGTTGTTGGTACTCCGGTAGCAACTTACTTAGCAGCTAAGGACACTATGACTCAAGTTATCGGCGTCACAGCATTCCAAGCTAACTTAGAGGTTAAGGCTGGCGAAACAGTTACAGTTATTGGCCCTAACCGTCTAAATCTTTCAACTCGCAAAGCTATCATTGATGATACAGGCGCTCCAATTGTTTGGACTGCCACTGTAAATCAAGACGTTACGTTGGACGGCTCTGGCGCAGGTAACTTAACGGTAACTGGTCCGGCAATCTTTGAAGCTAACGGGCAGTACAATACCGCAACTGAAGCAATTCAAGCTGGTGCGGTCATTTCATTGGGTGGTGCTGATAATACAATTATTCAGCCAAACTTATTCTGGCACAAGCAAGCTTTTACTATCGCTTCTGTTCCGATTAAACGTTTACATTCAACTGATACATTTGCTGAAACCGAAGACGGCATCCAGGTTCGTGTTTCTAAAGGTTCAGGCTTCTTAGAAAACACTAACAAGGTCCGTATCGACTTCCGCCCAGCTTACGGTACATTGAATCCGTTCTTTGCTGGTCAAGGCTTTGGCTCTTAGTAGCTTTATCGCAGCCCTTCATTGAGGGGTTGCTATTAAGGTTATTGTTGAGGTGAAAAATGAATAAATTATATAAGCCGTGCGGTAAAGAAGTGGAAGTAAACGACAACTCTCTTGAGTACGCACTATCTCTTGGTTGGGCTAAGACAAACCCTAAAAAAAAGAAAGCATCAACAAAGAAAGCAACCAAAAAGGCTGAGTAATGTCTGAAACAGCGCAAAGCGTTATCAAAGACGCATTACAATCAATACTCGTTCAAGCTTCTGAACAACCTGTTGAGGCAGATGAGCTTCAAACATCTATCCGTTATTTAAACAGAATGATGGCTAAGCGTCCGTATTCTGGATTAGGGTTTACTGATGTTGTTAACCCTAGCGACCCTATAACGATTGACCCGTCAGCTATTGACGGTGTTGTTTTTAATTTAGGTCTTGCGCTTGCTCCTCAGTACGATATCAGCCCAAGCCCTTTGTTGGTGCTACAAGCTAGAGAGGCGCTAAAGGATATTCGCAAAATTACGGTTCAGGTTAGACCTACTCAGTTTCCTGGTACCATGCCTGTCGGCTCCGGTAATCGTGATAGATGGGGATGGTATGAGGACTTTCACTTTTATCCTCGTCCTTTGGATATTCCAGAAGATGCGCAAGAATTGAAGGTTGATGAAATAGATTCGTTTAGCGTTGATTTTACCAACTACCTTTTAGATGGCGCAACGATAACAAGCTTTACGGTTACACCTAACGAAAACATAGAGATTTTATCTAGCGCTGAAGCTGACGGTGTTGTGACATTCTCAGCTAAAGGCTTGAAGCATGGTCATGGTAAAGTGTGCATAGACATTATAACGTCAACCGGTAGGCAAAACCCTGAGCAAGTAGATTTCTTTGTTAAAGAGGTTTGCCAGTGAGTCGCGTAACTATTCCTATTTCTGGTTTTTATCAATCTGATTCGTTACCTATTAGTAATCAGCAGTGTGATAACTGGTATGTGAATGTGCCGCAAACTCAAGGCGCTTTATCTCCTTCTACTTTGTATGGTTGTTCAGGCATTACTCAGTTTGAAACTACTGGCCCATTAAATCAGGTTAACCGTGGTGCTCATGTTAAAGCGGGTAAACCTTATTTTGTTAACGGCACTGATATTTATAGAGTCGATAGAACAGTTGCAGTAGATGGCACTGAAACTATAGATATAGTTAACCTCGGCACGATACCGGGAAGCGGTCGCGTATCAATGGCTGATAACGGAACTGAATTGATGGTTCTTGTTCCTGGTGGTAATGGCTACATAATTAACGAAGATGCTTTACCGGTGTTTCAACAAATTACCGCGCCGGGCTTTACGGCTAACGGCAATCCACAGTATGTAGTATTTATAAACTCGTTCTTTGTTTGTTCTACTGATAGTAAAAAGTTTATCCGTTCAGATGCTAATCAGGGGTTAGTTTGGAATTCATTAAACTCAGGTACGGCAGAGGCAGACCCAGATAACATAGTTGCACCTATCGTGCATAAGAATCAGTTGTTTATGTTCGGCTCTGAAACTGGCGAAGTGTTTGAGGGTGTACCTCAAGGCGGCTTGGGTTTTCAGCGTATCAACGGCTTCATTATAAACAAGGGTTTATTTGCTCCGTTCAGTTTAATAGATGCTAACGATACTTTTATGTTTATCGGTGGCGGCGTCAATGAATCTCCTGCTGTATGGGCCTTGAATGGTTCGACTGTACAAAAGGTTTCAACCACTGCTATAGACTCAGCTTTACAAGATTTTAGTAACGAAGAAATAGAAACGGCATTCGCTTATACGTATGCACAAAACGGCGCTTTCTTTGTGGGTTTTTCTGTAGGTAATCGCACTTTTGAATTTAACACGATAACAGCTCTATGGAACGAAAGAACGTCAAGAGTGCTAGACGAGTTCGGTCAAACAGTGATTGACAGGTGGCGAGCTAATTCAGTTGTAACCGCTTATAACCGTGTAATAGTTGGCGATTCTCAAGATGGTCGCTTAGGTGTTTTAAACCCTGATATTTATGCAGAGTACGGCAACGAAATAGTAAGGACGTTTACGACTCAACCATTCGCAGATCAAGGCAACGTATTAACAATATCGCAACTTGAATTAACTGTTGAATCTGGCGTTGGTGATTTCACTACCACAGACCCCGTTATAAGAATGAGTTACTCAGATAATGGGAAGTCATTTAATAACGAGTTATCTCGATTTATTGGAAAGATAGGCGAGTTTTCAAAGCGTTGTATCTGGCGAAGATTAGGAAGAATCCCGCGCTACAGGGTGTTCAAGTTTGTAATGTCTGACCCTGTCAAACCTGTTGTTATCAAGCTAGAAGCTCAGGCGAGAGGTTATCAAATTGGCAGTTAATCGACCTACAGACCTAACGGCAACAAGGCCTATAACACAGGAAAGCATGACAAGCTCACAAGAGCTTAGGTCGTGGGCGAATCAAGTTACGTTATCAATACCAATTACGGGCAACGGTAGCCCCGAAGGAGTAGTGGAGGGTGTATCGAACCCCTTTCCTCAACTGTATATAGATTTGGATGGCACGACAGGAACGATTGAATACAGAAAGATGCAGGATGATATTGCAGGCGACAAGACGATGGGATGGGTTCTAGTTTGATTATAGAAAGAACTTACGACAAAAAGATAATAGGTGATGTTGTTTCTGATTCGTTAAACGATCTATTACAGGACGGAGAAACAGAAGGCGACTGCTATTTTGATGTTGAAAGAGATTGTTACCTAGCCTTATACGATGACAACTTAATAGGCGTTTATCAGCTCAGGCCTATAAACAGAACAGTAATAGATTTACACCCGATAATGTTACGTAAACACAGGGATAGATCGAACGAGTCCATAAAAGAAGTATTCAAATGGATTGTTGATAACTGTGCAAAAACTGTGAATAAAGTTATTGCGCAATTCCCTAGCAACAGAATCCATATAGAGAAATTTGCATTAAGGGCAGGTTTTAAGAAAGAAGGTATTAATCGTGAATCGTTTTTACTTAATGGAAAGTATTTAGATCAAACGATGGTAGGCATAACCATGAACGAAATTAAAGAGGCATTATTATGAGCGGAATAGTTGGCGGTGTTAAAGATGTGTTTTTTGGAGGTGCAGAAAAGGACGCGGCCAAAGCACAGCAAAAAGGTATCGAGCGTGGCATTGAAGCAACCGAGCGAGCAACCGCTCAAGCAAGAGAGGACTTGTTTAAATTATTTCCTGCGGCACAACAAAACGCACAGCAAGGCTTTCAAGGTGCTTTAGATGTATTAGGGCAGTCTTTACCAGCTCAAACAGGATTGTTTCAAGGCGGGAATGTGGCAGCTCAACAGCAAATACTTGCAGGTTTACCACAATTTCAAAATGCAATACTAGGCGGCCAAGTCGATTTTAGTCAAATGCAACCGACTCAATTACAAATGCCTGATTTAAGTTTTTTACAGCAACAGTTACCGCAAACTGTAGATCCATTTGCACCAACACAGCAACAATTCACAGGACCGGTAAATACTGGTAATCCGTTGGCAGGCAATATAGGCGGTATAGGCGCAGGTCAATTCGGCGGTATCAGCGGTTTGTTTGGCGGTAGTCGCCCAAGATTATTTTAAGGAATTATTATGGTAACACCATTGCAACAACTAGGCGGCTCATTTGTAGGCAGGGCCCCTATGTCAACACAAAGAGTCCCAGCACAAACTCAAGTTATGCCACAAGCTACAACTCAAGCACCGCAACAACAGTTTGGGTTATCTGGCGCCGAACAAGCTCTACAGGCTGGATTAGGTGGCGGAGTATCAGCGATAGAGCAAGGGATGGGTGGCGCATTAAATACACTTAACCAAGGCGCAAACAGCGCTTTGCAACAATTACAACAAGGTCAACAAGCTTTAGGTGGGGACTTCTCTGGCTCGGTAGTTAATGTAGATCCAACTACAGGTCAAAGATTTTTCACTCAAGCATCACAGGGCGTGAATCAGTTTACCCCTGCGGGATTACAGGCGCAGGGCGTACAATCTGCCCTTAGTGGAGCGCAAGGTCAAGCGGCATTTGATGAAGCGCTAATAAACTCTCCTGCTCAAGCGTTTTTACGTCAACAAGGCGAGCAAGGTATCATTAATCAGGCAGCGGCTCTCGGCGGTCTTGGTGGTGGTGACGTAAGAAAAGAATTAACCCAATTCGGACAAGGGTTAGCATCAACTCAATTGCAACAACAAATAGACAACCTAGCCAACTTAAGCAATCAAGGGTTACAGGCGGCAGGGCTGAGCGGTAATTTCTTAGCGCAAGCAGGAACGCAAGAAGGTAACCTGGCGGCACAAAACGCACAGTTAGGAACACAAGCTAACCTAGCTAATGCGGCCAACAGATTGTCAGCAGCAGGACAGCAAGCGGGTTTATTTGGTCAAGGTGCTAATTTGTTAAGCGGTTTAGCGGGTCAAGGCGCAGGATTCCAACAACAAGCCGGATTGAATGCGGCTAATTTATTTAGCGGTACAGGTCAGAATTTAGCGCAAGGTCGATTACAAGCTGGTCGTGATATCGCAGGGCAAATAGGTCAAAGTTCATCCGCTCTATCTAATCTTGCTAACCAACAAGGTTCAGGTTTATCTGATATAATCGGACAAGGATCAACCAATGTTGCTAACTTATTAAGTGGCTCAGGTCAATTTACAGCAGGGCAACAAACGCAATTAGCACAATTACTATCTAATTTAGCTACACAGCAAGGCTCACAGGCGGCACAAGCACAGCAGGCTATAGGGCAGGCACAAGCGGGTGGTATCACTGGTGGAGCAGGCGCTATAGGTGGTACGATTGGTGATATAGCAGGGTTTTTAGGCGGTATACTTTAAAGGGTAACAACATGCCAGCAAGTAATATTTTTCAGCAGTTTGCACAGGGTCAGTCGTTAGCACAACAGCGAGACTTGAGAAACCAGCAAGCTCAACTGAACGAACAAAAAAGACAGCAAAATCTTTTAAAGCTTGATGATCAGCGAAAAGGTGCTCTATTCCAAGACGCTCAAGCTATCAATACTTTTTTAAAAGGTGGCGACACTAACAGTGCTATGGGTGTTATCTCTAATCGTGTAAACATGCTTGAGCAATTAGGTGGTGACTCTTCCGACACAATGGAAATAGCTAACCTTATCGGCTCTGGCAATATCCAAGGCGCTAGAAACTTATTAGACTTAACTGAGCAAGTCGGAATGCAACAAGGATTCTTAAAAGATCCTGACGAACAAAAAACAAAAGACACCAGAACAGCAACACAGAAAGACTTTGACACATTCCAAGGCTTGATGGCTAAAGCGGCGGAAAGCGGCAGTGAAAAAGATAAAAAACGCGCTGAAAGGTTTGGTCGCGCTGCTAGATTTATTAGAGAGTCAGAGCAAGAAAAGGCCGATATAAAAGTAAGTCAAAAAGAACGAGAGACTATAGCGAAAGCCAATGTAGCAAGAAAGCAAGGATTTATAAATTCAGGCATAGAGGCGGCAAACGGGGCGGCAAACACAAGAAGAGCTTTAACCTTATTGGATGAAGTTGAAACGGGTGGTTTTGATAACCTAGCATTAAAAGCTAAAAGACTGTTCGGCGTTGAGGGAGCTAGCGAAGGTGAGCTATCAAACCTTATGGGCAAGGCTGTGCTAGCCCAATTAAAACCTATATTTGGTGCGGCGTTCACAGCTAGAGAGGGTGACGCATTAGCTGAAATAGAAGCTAAGTTCAGTAATTCAACTGCTAACAATAAACGACTGCTCGAAAACGCTTTAAAGCTAATTGATAGAGCGGCAAGGCGAGGAATTGCGGCGGCAGAAGATCAAAAAGATGAATTCACAGCTAACGAAATCAGAGAGGCTTTATCGTTTGAGTTAGAGGATAAAAACATTCCTTTGCAAGAACCTCAGCAAGCTATAGGGGGCTTATCGCCTGAAGAGCAAGCAGAGTTGGCGCAACTAGAGCAAGAATTTGGTGGTCAATAATGAGTGACAGAGAAAGGCTCGAAGCTTTAAGACAGAGAAAGCGCCTTAACGAGTTGAGGGCACTAAAAGCCCAACAGGTGGTTAACCCTGACGTTCCAACAGAGACAAATCTTGAATCGGTTAGCGTTGCAGGAACTCAACCACAAGAGACATTAGGCCAAAAGGCTTTGGGTGTTGGAGAGGCTGCTCTGTCTACATTGACAGGAGCTACTACTGGAGCTTTGGGTTTTGGTGGCGGCTCCGTTGTTGGTGCCCTAGGTGAATTAACAGGTCAACTAGAAGAGGGTGAAGGATTGGAATTAGCTTCTCAAGCTGGCGGCGCTTTAACGTTTGAACCTCGTACTGAATTTGGTCGCGAATTAATGACTGACATAGCTAGTGTTGCCGGAGTTCTGCCACCTGTGTTAGGCACCACACCTTTAGGTGCAACCTCTGTAAGAACTAGACCGTCTAAATTAAAATCACCTAAAATGAAGAGGCTGGCTATAGCGCAAGAAATTGAGGCAGGTAATGTTAACGCTGGCAATATCGCTAAGACTTTAGATGCTGACGGTAAATTAATTACAAACCCTAACTTGAAAAAAGCAATAAAATTAATGGGTGACGATGACTCTGCATATTCTGCAGCTATCAACTTTGAAAAAATGAATGACGCAACTCGTTCACAAGTAAATAAAATGCTTGATGTAGTGAAGGGCAATAAAGTGAGTGGAGACCCTACGCAGATTATCGAGAATAGACCGGTAAATGTGATAGGCCAATCATTAGCTAATCGAGTTAAAAAGCTAGATAGTATTAAGAAAAAGGCTAGCTCTGATGTTGGTAAAATCATTAATAGCGATATAGGTCAAAAGCAAATAAATACCACCAATGCCAGAAACAATTTTGTTAACGCTTTACGTGAATCAGATATAGATGTCGGTTTTGATGCTGACGGTAATTTAATCGCAGATACATCTAGAGCACTTGCCAACACCGGCGAAGTACTAAGTGACGCTAAGCTTAACAACGTATTAAAAAGATTACAAAGCGGCAACATGACAGCCAAAGAAGCGCACAGACTTAAAAGGAATGTACGTGAATTAGTGAGCTTCGATGCAGCTGCACCAGGTGCCGCAAGAGTTAGCGCAGAAATAGAAAGCACTGTTAAAAACTTAGGCGCAGACTTAAATACAGAGATTAGCAACGTAAGTCCAGCATACAAAAGAGCCAATCAAAAATTCTCCGATAGTATAGATGTATTAAAAGAAGTTGATCGTATGCTAGGTAAGCGCTTAATGGTCGGTGATGAATTAGCAGAAAGCAAATTAGGTGCGCTATCTAAACGAATCGGCACTAATTTAGCAAGCCGAGAAGATGTTATAGCTATGGTTGAAGGTGTTGACTCTGCATTAAATAAGCGCGGCATTAGACCCAAAGACAATATTAAACAACAAGTAGCGGCTTTAGCTGATTTGGAGAAAATATTCAAAGTTGAATCTGAGCAAGCTCCTTTTGGATTTCAAGCAAGAATTGCAGAAGGTGCAGGGGAGGCCGCTCTAAGTGGTGGCGCTAGCCTGCAGCGTGATGCTGTTATGGGTATTATTAACAAGTTTAGAAGCATGAACAAGTTAGAATTTGATGATAAAATGAAGGCATTACGAGCGCTTTCTAAAAAAAGGGGTAAATAATGCCACGTTCACCGAATCCGGTCCCGCAGTATTTTGACGGTGCCAATAAGCTTTTACCGGGCTTTCAAATGTTTTATTTTGAAGCAGGCACAAGCACACCAAAAGCAACTTATTCAGATGATGCTGAGACTATTGCTAATACACACCCAGTAATAGGTGATGCAGAGGCTAGACTTCCTAACGTATTTTTTACAGGCACAGCCAAGCAGGTTTTAAAAGACGCTAACGGTGTTCAGATATGGGAGCGTGACAACGTAGGCTCGACCGTTACCACAGGAGATTTTAACGAATGGAACTCTGTAATAAATTATTTAACTATTGGTGACATTGTTAAATACGGTGGTAAATATTACAGGTCATTACAAACACCTAATCAAGACAAACAGCCCGATACTAATCCAGATTATTGGGAAGAGTTCACTTTTATCAGTGTGTGGAACACGAACAAAGATTACGCTGTAGGTGAAATAGCGCAAACTTCCAACGGTCAATTATGGGCATCACAACAAACACCCAACGCTGGTAACGATCCGTTATTAGATGAAATAGGCACGTTTTGGCTACCTGCTGTAGATGGTGATAAAATAGCATTCAACAGAGTATTACAACATTGGAATAGGAACAGATAATGACAGATACAATCGGACAATTAGCGGCTCTTAGTGTCGCAGGAACAGCAACGTTAACCGATGTTTACACTGTTCCAGCCTCAAAAGAGGCTAGCGTAAATATACGTATAACAAATTCAGCAGATATTGATACGGATATCATTGTCGCCCATATTAAAGATGATGTAGCAGCAAATGTGTCAGCGGAGGACTATATTTATGGCGGATCAGGCTCAGGAATACCCACAAGTAGGCTTGTCGACAATCGCGCACCTATAGGGCTTAACGGAATATTAATGAGTGCAGGCGATACTATCGCTGTGTCAAGCTCAGCTAACGCCGTAGCGGTACAGGTTAACGGTGTTGAGGGGGATGCGTAATGGCTGATAACATACCTTTCAAACCATCCGGTGGCGGCTCTTTTGTTCCTTATACTGGGATATCCGTAACCTCAACACCTTCAGGTGTTTCAGGTGATGTATACGACATAACCCCAGCAACAGGAAATACACTAAGAATTCTTAGGCTGAGTACAGGAAATACAAGCGTCGAATTAGGCATGACAGTAACAATTACCAACAATAACGGCACCCAAGACCTTATAACCAACGACGAGTTAGAAGAAAACCAGCCGACCAACGGTTTTTTTATAGGTCAATTGGGTCCGTTGAACCTAGACGTTGTCCAAAAAAGCCTGCCTTTTGTTGACTGCCAAAGAATAGTAGTAACGAAGGTTGCTGGAAATACGGCCCAGCCAATAGATATCTCATATGTAGAAGGTAGATTCGAATGATTGAAGTTTTTGAGAATGGTGAATGGGTAGAAAAACAACCAGAGCACAAAGATAAATACAGAAAGACAGAAGGTAGATCTGTAATTATCTCCTATTGGAGAGACTTTGACGAAGAGCCAAAAGAGGTTGCAGAATAGTTCGCAACACCCCTCTAAACTAGGAAACGAGGGGTGTTACTTGCGGGTCATTACTCCGCCAAAATTTTCACGTTCTCACTATCGTATTTGATAGCAGTTATTTTCTGGTTTAAATCATTTAGCCATTGGTCTGGCTTTTCTTCTTCGCTACCACCACCGCAAGAGGTTAAACTACTTAAACACAATAGTATTATTAGACGCATCATAATATAACCTATGATTTACAGAGTACGTTAAATAACCCTCCCAGTCGGAAGGGATGATGTCAGGATCTAGATTACTGCAGGTCTCATCTAGCTTGTTATTGGCAGTAATTATAAACTTATCAATAAACTCGTCAACGGTCTCATTAGCTTTTATAATTCCATCGTACTCTCGGTTTACTGTCCATCCCCAATTTCCATTATCCTTTTTAATGTTAAGCACTAAGACGCCTTCTTCTTGATAGTGATGAATACGCCATTCCTCACCACAAGCTTCAAACTCTAAAGCTGACACTGGCAAAGATAACAACAAAGACAATGTTAAAAATATTTTCTTCATGATTTATCCTCTCGTTTAAAATCAACTAACAGTTTAACATTTTCGATCTATAAAAACATAGACCAGCCAATCAAGCCAATGACAACAATAACAAAGAACAGCACGCCGTTAAGTGCTATATGCTTTCGTAGGCTTTTATTGGATTCCCTTAATGACTCAGACAAATCATTAATAATATGCTCGTCTTGTTTACTCATATCACCCAACCCCACCAAAACACCAATCTATAGTCTTATCAGCTAAAGTCTTTTTACGCTCCTCATAAGTCCATGAGTTCAAAGCCTCTTCAGCCTCTGTTGTTAGTTTAGATTTTCTTTTGCAGCTACTATGAATATACTGACCCTTTCGGATACGTGTTTTACTCTTACCGATATTGATAGTATTGCGGCATAAGTAGCATTTTAAACCTCTTGTTTTGTTTATCATTATTTATCCTTGAACTTAATCGGTACGCCTAAATCATTCCAATACAATATAAGTTGCTCCATGTACTCCTTGGACTCAGCAGTATTAAACAGGCTGGTGACTTCTAAGCACTGAACAAGCTTTAATTTATTTTCGTGACTGTGTTTGTAGTATTCCAGTTTAGTTAATAAAAACTCTATCTTGTCACCATGTACAGAACTATTGTGAAGTATCGGCAAGCCAAAAGCATCTTTACAGAAGTTTTTAACCTCTAACGCTGTTCTGTCGCCTAACTGTTTTGATATTTCTCCGTACCATTGGTGCTGTTGATTGTTAGCACTTAACCCGCGTTTCTCCTTCCATTCTGTAATACGTATGCGCTTAGGTTTCGTTAAATCGACCCCTCTTAACTCTTGCGCAACAAAATCAAAATTACTCGCGGTGTACATTATGTCTTTCACGAGAGAGGAACCGCATTAAAAGCAATCACGAATATAAACGCCAGAACAACGCCGTATATTTTCCAGCCTATCCCGTCCATTTTTAGCTCGTCTTCTTCACGCTTTTCAGTGCATGGCTTTATTTTACATCCGTATCCAGCTTTCATAATATTTCCTTTTTGATTATCTATATAACACTACGCTAAGTTGGGACGCAGAGCGCCCACTAGCTACTTGTTATGCGGCACAAATGCCATACGGCTTTCCGCGGGTGCTTTTCCACTCTGCAATAACTTCTTCTACATCAGCATTAGCACCTATAGAAAAACCAGCTCCGTTAAAATCAAATGTAACGTAAGCAACTTGCCATAACTCAGCTTTTTGCTTTGCTTCTACCACCGCTTTTTCAACTTCTGTTCCTACTAAAAATTCTACTTTAATTGTCATACTACTTTTCATTATAGTCTCCAGTGCCGCATAACAACGGCATTAAATCGGACGGCACTACGTTTGCCGTTTATGCTAAGGTTATGTGGATTGTCGCTTTCTAATAAATCCGTCAACATCGCCACACATTACCTTTCCGCTGTACTGAAATTTATTTTTACTAGGCCAGTAATCTAATCGTTTTCCATTCAGTGTGCGCGACCAATGCCATTCTGTGTGTAAATTCCAACCTTCTTTGCTTGCGCTTTCAAGATTTCGTTTCTTTCTGTCTTTATTTAACTGCTTTAAAAATTTAAAGTCTTCTGCCATATCACCCATTGATTTTCTCCTTAAATATCCACATAACAACGGCTATCAAATGACACGTAACCGCTACGCGTTTCCTTAGCATCTGTAGCTAAGGTTATGTTACTAAACCAATCTCGTGTAATTTAACCTGTGCATTATGCAAACTCTCTTTATCCCAATGATCGGCAGGCATTAAATTATCTTTGTGGTTAATATCTCGCATAGCATTAATTTCATCTATCGCCATATCTAACTCGCCCATTAGGCTATCCACCAAACTAATTAACTCCACCTGTGAAACGTGGTAATTATCGCGCTGCTTTAAAACTGTTTTATAACATCTCTCTAAGCTATCTTTATTCATTGTTTATTATCCTTGTTGATTAGACTCATCTGTTCAATTCCTTGTTTGCGTTAAGTTGAAATAACTTTAGCAAATACATTTGACACTGTAAAGCGTTTAAGTTAAATTAAGTACAGTTAATTAAATAAGGAAAAACAATGAAGCCATTAACAGACGCACAGCAAAAGATATTGAATTTTATTAAAGACTTTATCGAATACAATAGATACCCGCCAACATCAAAGGAGATAAAAGAGCATTTTAAATTTAACTCAATAAATGCAGCTTACGAGCATTTAGGCTGGATAGAAAAGAAAGGTTACATAAAGCGAACTCCTAGAGTCGCACGCTCTATTGTGGTTTTGCAGGCATAAAAAATGCGCTACCACCAAGTAAGCGCACTAATTAATAAGACAAGGTAACTATAACATGTTCAAACAAAACTATATAAACATATTTGAAAACGCTGGCGGGAACATAACAGTAGCTTACGCGACTTGTGGGGATGACGCTTTACAAATAAATGAGGTTGAGGTCGTGTCGCTAGATAAAGCCGATCTTCACACTATAGGGAGTGTGCTTAATAATATTGCTGATTCTATTGTTCAAGAGGTTTAGTCAATGTGTACGTTCATAAAGGCTTACAGAAGTGAAACAGCGTCTTTTTTGGACTTTAATCCAAACGCTAACCACTTACTAAACGTGATAGCAAGAAGGGCAAGGAGAACGCCTTGTAATCTAAATAACCTAGCTGTAGGTGAGTGTTTTATAGGTTTTAAATCGGTTGGTTTGACAGAGCAACAGTACAGAACAGCAAAAAAACACCTTCAAAAAATAGACTTAGTTTCGTTTCGTGTCGCCAGAAAGTTAACGGGTGGTGTAACGTCTGGTGTAACGGTCGCAAAGCTAATGGATTCGAGGGTTTACGATATAAATACAAGTGAGGGTAACGCCACGGCAACGCCAACCCAACGCCAACCTAACGCCAACCTAACGAGTAATAAGAATGTTAAGAATGAAAAGAATAAAGATATATGTCAGCAGGTAGCTGACGAGTTCAATAATTATTTAGGTGACGAATTGTCGTCTGTGGTTAAAGTTACTGATAAACGCAAAGCTGGTATACGTGGTTGTATTGCTCAGATGAAAGGAACAGATCACGACTTTACAAAAATAGAAGCATGGATAGGTTTATTCGACTATATTAAAAAGTCAGATTTTCTAATGGGAAGAAAGTCAGATTGGAGCATGAGCTTTGATTTTTTAGTTAACAAATCTAATCTATTAAAAATTATCGAGGGACAATACGAGAATGAATAAAGTAATCCAGCCGCCAAACAATCACGAGTCAGAGCAAGTTATCCTTGCTAGCTTGTTGAGAGACTCAGGCCACCAAACATGCAGAGAGGTTATGGATAGCGTTGCTAGCGATGATTTCTATAACCGAGCACATAGCGTTATCTACAAAGCAATTAAACAACTCATTGATAAAAAAATAAATCCTGACTTTGTGGCTATAGACGATCACTTATCGAAATCTAATGATAATTTTGATTTTGGCGGGTTGACGTATCTCGCTGAAATACAGCGGTCGTTCATATCTCACAGTATGTTATCAGGAGCAGTGGCTACAGTTAAACGCACTAAGTCTGCAAGGGATTTGTTAAGCATTAGTTTTACAGTTAACGAACAGTCTAACGCTGGCGTAGACCCTGACGAAATAATCAGAGGCGTAGAAGACGGAATAAAAGAAATATCAAGCAAGTCTGCAGCAAAAGACATAAGCCATATTTCAGACTTCGGCGAGCAATGGCTAGACGAGTTCGAACGAAACATTGAGAACCGAGGTGGCATTAGTGGATTAGCTACAGGGATAGCTGAATTAGATGAAAGGCTCTCAGGCTTCGATAGAGAAGGTTTATTTGTTTTGGCTGGTCGTCCGTCTATGGGTAAGACGTTATTAGCCCAGACAATCATTGAGAACGTTTCTCGACGAGATTCAGAGCAATCAATGTTCTTTTCGTTAGAGATGAGCGGCAAACAGGTTTTTCAAAGGTTTGTTTCTAAAATATCTGGAGTGTGTCCTAAAAAAATACGATCAGGTGTAGACGTTAACAATGACGACTGGGGGAAAATAGCGAACGCTATAGAGCATTTAAACACTAGCGGAATTTATCTTGATACTGACCAAAAACTTTCTGTTGATCAAATACGCGCCAGGGTACGTAGAAGAATAAACAAAGCAGGTAAGCAATCTTTAATTGTTATTGATTACCTTGGATTAATGAAAAAGCCAAAAGCAGATAGAAACGACATTGCTATTGGAGAAATAACCAGTTCATTAAAAAGCTTAGCGAAAGAAATAGAAACCCCTATTTTATTATTAGTTCAAGGCTCGAGAGCGATGGACAAAACCAAACGTCCGACAATGAGTGACTTAAAAGATTCGTCATCAATCGAAGCTGATGCAGATGTGGTTATGTTTGTTCACCGCGAAGAAGTCATTGATCCAGAGACAGAGTTAAAAGGCGTCACTGAATTAATAATAGCTAAAGATAGGCATAACGACGGTAACGGAACAGTTTATTTGAAAAAGGTTTCAGGTGGATTTATGACAATGAATCAAGACGAGGTAGCAACGCTAGATCACCTTGAGAATATGAGATTGAAGCCTGTTAAGAAAAAAGGATATATGTAACCAGTATAATAGAAAAAAAAGGAGCTCAATGGCTCCTTTTTACAATCACTACCTTTATATGTGGTTGTTAAAACTCTAAGCTTGTTGCTAATTTAAGTTCGGCGCTCTTATCTTTCCATTCGTTCAATTTTGATTGATAACAAGATATAAAAACATCTTCTAGCCTTACGTGTTTTACGCCTACTACGCCTACATCGACAAATCCTACACCGAAATAAAGGCTATCAAAAACCTGAGATTTGAAAGCTTCATTCCCGAATGCTTTATCTAAAATTTCTTTGCTTACTATAGCCATAACAATTCCTTAATAGTTAATCTTTATCGTTTCAACACGAACACAAATAGAAACAGCCAAGCAGACACAACACAAGCGAAGATGATAGCCTTGCTTGGTTTGTAATAAACTCCAAACTTGGTTAAATACAAATGAATAATTAACTCCAATCGTGAACAATCAAATTTAAAAAACATTACTAGAATTAAAATGCCAGCTGCCATAGTTGTTAATTCAATCATATCTATATCCTCTTAAATAGTGGTTTTTAAAGGCTTTAACGCTTCCTGTATAGCCTCTGAAAAACTACAACCTCCATTGTAGAACTTGACTTCAAAATCTATGCTAAGGTCTTTATTTTCAGATGATGTATATATATCGTCATATGGGTTTATTTCCTTGGTTTCTACCGTGTAAACAATTCCATTGTGTACGATTGCACACCGATAAAATTGATCGTTAAAAAAATCCAAAGCATCTTCGTAACAATCTGGTATTTCTTGCCCTTCATTCAAAAGATATTCGTTAACAAAATTCTCAACGTTTTTGCCTGTAGGAATTAACTTGCCTTTTTTATGTTCAGTATCACTCATTTCTATTTCTCCATATATTTTAAACATAGGTGTCATTAGATACGTTTGTCATGGATGGGGTTACTATCCTACTAAGTATCATTAACCGTTAAATAACATAAATCAGTATCAACATAACTTTTCGCATCCTTGCAGGTAGTCCACACCCAACACCATGACATTTTCGTTGTTTGTCCGCGTATCTAAACGTCGATTTATATTGAGTTATTACATATTTGCTAATTTACAGTTTTAGCTAAACCGTTAGGAATTTTTACAAGATGCCAATTAACTTGGCTAAGTGGTGTGAATCAGAAATAAAAAAGGCTTTACAGATATCTCTGGTCGAACGCTAAAGATTGGGAGTCAATAGCCAGAAATACCTATAAAACCTTCTTGTTACATGAGTTCGACACCACCTAACGAATACAATTATATTATTTTACCTCCTTGCTTTCAAGCTTGATTTTTATTAAGGCTTTAATATTATCTCTAATCGCCATTAATTCACCTTCGGTGTACGAGCATTCAGAAGCATGAACAGCTTTGCATTCTCCATGCGAAGATCTCTCATGCCAATCAGCCTCGTCTTTAGTAAATAAACCAGCTAAAAATGAGAATTCGGTATAGCCACAGCTATTCGGTTTGTAATAATAACCACCCTTTCTAATAAAATAACACTTGTCACTCATCTACTTATTCTCTGCTTGTTTATTAAACTGAGAATTACTAAATTCATAATACATCGCTCTGATAAAATCATTATCCCCACCGCTTAACTCACCAGTTTCAACGACAAAGTGTATAAACTTTCTTACAGCCATTAGTTGCTCTTCACTCATTACCGCACCTTTACATTATCAGGGTGCGCATAAGACACACCGATTTTAGAGCACATATTGCGTACCTGAGTTAAGTTTTTACCGGTTCTTGCGCATATGTCTTGAATAGGCTTTTTGCCAGCTAGCCTTAATACGCATAGTTTCTCAGCGTCTGACCATTCATTTTTAATTTGCTGTTTACTTTTTTGATAAGTGTACATGATTATTCCTCTATCCAATCGTTTTCTAAAAGCTCTAGTTCAACCAATTCCTTTTGAGGCTCTATATACCCCTGAACAACCATTACAGCCTCTTCTATAATTGGTAAGCGTAATTCTTTTACTGATTCGTCTGTTTGTTCGTTAATCATGGTCATTCTCCGTCAAAAGGTTTTTAATGTGGTCTTCTCTTTGCTGTATTTTTTCTTTAGCTAAATCCTTTATTCCATCATAAAGCTCAATCGGTACTTCAATAAATTTTTCATCAGTCCACCCTTGTGAATACGATCTAACTCTTGCTTTTATAGATTTAACGAATGATATAAACAACCCATGTTCACCTCTGTCACTCATACCAGGAAATGAAACCTTATCCATAGCATCAATCAATGCTTTCAACTTAATTAGTTCGTCAGTGTTGTATTTTATGGTTTTGGATAAGTGCTCTCTATCCTCTAGGGTTTTGTACAAATCCATCACTCTTCTCCTTTATAATCATTACCCACTAACTTCTCGAAAAAATAAAATGTATCTTCTTGCCAGTTGTTTAGCTTAATTATTAGTTGAATCATTTCTTTTTCACCTTTTTATATCTAGTCATAATCATTTCGTTAACAACAGACTGCTTGTTAGCGCCTAGGTTACCTTTTTCTTTTTCGTCCTCTACAACGGCCTCTAACATGCGGTGAACGTTATCTAATAGTTTTACTTGCTTCATATGTATCCTTATTCGTTGTTGATGATTGAAGTTTACTCGAATTAAAATAAAAGTCAAATAAAAGTTGACTCTATTTTAAAATAAGTCTACTATTACTCCATCGAAACGAAAACGAGCAAACAAAATGAATTGTTATATAGCAGATCAAATAGCGGCACACTGTAACCAGGAAGAAGTTTTTTGTAGTGAGTGTGGTGGCAATATGTATGAGTCTGAATTTGATAGTGATGTTTTGGAATGTTCTGAATGTGATAATACTTATGTTAAGGAAGAAGAATAATGATTAGGGCAAAGATTGAATTTGATCAAGGCAAGATAGCTACAGCTATAGCAGAAGAAGTACAGAAGAGCTTGGATTCTATGGAATGCTTTGATGGTCTGACAGATAAACAGAAGCAGGATGTATTTGAAACTGTTCATTATGAGGTTAGTGATTTTTTCAGAGAAAGTAACGGCATGGAGTTGGATTAACCTTAATTGTTAAACGGCTAGCTTTGCTAGTCCGATTCAATTGGTTGTTATGTGTTTTAACTGGAGTTGATAGGAGAATGAAATGAAATTATATGTAAAAGTTGGAAGAGTTGAGCTTGAGTATAGTGAGTCTACAGATTGTGGCAATTACCCGAAAGTAACAAGCAAAGATAGTTACGAAAACGGAACAAAAAGCGACAGATTACTTGAGTTTATAAAAGAGATGGCAGACAAAGCAGCTGAAATAGAAAAAGACACATAACCTTTTAAATAAGCGGGCGAGGCTGTTTGCGCTCCGACTTTATTTTGTTGTTATGTTGCACTTACACAAGAGGAAAGATTGATGCACTACGATGAACAAAGAGAAAAAGAACAATTGAAGTCGTGGCTAATGCAAGGTGACTGCTTAGAGCGAATGAAAGAAATACCAGACGGATCAGTTGATATGATATTGACAGACCCACCTTATGGAACAACCGCTTGTAAGTGGGATTCTATCATCCCATTAGAGCCAATGTGGGAGCAGCTGAAGCGGGTTATTAAGCCTAATGGGGCGATTGTTTTATTTGGTTCAGAACCTTTTTCAAGTGCTTTAAGAATGAGCAATACCAAGATGTTTAAGCACGATCTAATATGGAACAAAAACACATCTTCACCCGGCCTCGCCAAAATAAGACCGATGCCATCATTCGAAAATATGATGATATTTGGTGACGGCCTGATAACTTACAACCCACAAATGGAAGCGGGAAAACCATACAGGGACGGCAGATCGTCTGATGAACGAAACCACCAGAACGAGCACAAGTACGGCTACAAAGGGCGCAAGGCGATAAACAATAAGGGGACTAGGTACCCCAAATCAATAGTTAATATCACAAGGGTAAACCGAAAGGGGCAACACCCAACACAAAAGCCAGTCGCACTCATGGAATACCTAATCAAAACCTACACCAACGAGACCGAAACTGTTTTGGATTTCACTATGGGCAGTGGCACAACAGGCGTTGCATGTAAGAACCTAAACCGGAAATTTATCGGAATAGAGTTAGACGAAGAATACTTCAAGATTGCACAAGGGCGTATTAGTGCAACATAACCTTTTAAATAACGGGCGTTACACGTCCCAGTTTATTTGGTTGTTATGTTACCGTTACAAATACTGAACTGGAGAAATAAATAATGGGTGATCCAAAATACACACCGAAAGCAAATGGGATAATGCACGAAGATGGTTATATGCTGCCAGATGATGAGCCGTTAATGATATTACGGGGTAAAGACATCGGCGCGTTAAATAATATTGTTGATTATATAGAGATGCTACAAGAGCAAGTACCGCAAACACCTACAATAGTTAGCCACTTGAAATCATCAAGCGAGCGACTATTGGCATTTTACAACTACCAAGTAGAAAACCCAGAATTACAAAGCGTTGGATGTTCAAGGCGATCACATATTGACTCGTTGTATTTCTTGGGTAGAGCAGCCAAGAAATTAGTTGAACTTGGTTTAGTAACATAACAATGAGTTAGCAGGCGCGTAGCGTCCTAGCTAAACGAGGTGTTATAGGAGCATCTATGAACAAACAAACAGTAACGGTAACAATTAAAGGTCAGCCAGTTTATTTTAACGGTGATGAATTAACGTCACCGGTTGAACAGGCTATTGAATATTTGAAAGAGTTAAGCGAACAGGAGCAGGAATTCTAATGCAAAAGTCAGAATCAATAAAGGCGATAGCGTCAGCCTTGAATAAAGCACAGAATGAAATGTCAGGGGCGCACAAAGCAAAAGATAACCCCTTCTTTAAATCTAAGTATGCTGACTTAGCTGAGGTAGTTAAAGCTGTTAAAGAGCCTTTTGCTAATAATGGATTGAGCTATGTTCAGTTCCCTATTGAGAAAGACGGACGAATAGGCATTGAAACTATATTGATGCACGAAAGCGGCGAGTTTATGAGTAATGAATTTACAGTACAGTTAACTAAACAGGATGCGCAAGGAGCTGGATCAGCTATTACATATTGTCGCAGATACGCTTTACAGTCTGTTGCTGGCATTCCTAGTGAAGATGATGATGGCAATGCTGCTTCACCTCAGCCAAATCAAAAACAAGATGACGATAAGCCTTGGTATGATGATTCAAACTGGGAAGTAGATAAACAAGGGGTAACGAATGCAATCAAGGGAGGAACTCCTCCAGAACAAGTTATTAAGCAGATAGCTGGTAGCTTTAAAATCGCTAAAAAATACCGTGAAATGATTAAGGCAATATAAAATGAACTTACGTGAATTGACAGAAGATCAAGACGCTATATTGGCGCAAGTTGAAAATGGTGATTTTACGATTGATGATGTAAGTGATCACCTTGATATGATACGAGAGGATAGAGAGCAAAAAATCGAAAACTATCTTCATGTTATTAATCGACTAACAAGCGAAGAAATAACAGTTACAAAAGAAATCGACAGACTCCAGGATATTAGATTAGCCAAAGAAAAGGCGCTAAAGAATATTAAAGAATGGCTGTTGATAAGCCTTAAGGATGGCGAAAAGTACGAATTTAACTTGTTTAAGGTTACTCGAGTAAAAGGTCGTGAAGTACTCCAAGTGAATAGCACTAACGATATCCCTGAGAAGTACATAACAATAAAAATGACTAACACTATAGATAAGCGCGGCATGTTAACTGATTTAAAAAATGGCGCTGAAATAAAAGGCGCTGAACTATCAACTGGTAAATCAAGCTTAAGAATTAAATAGGAGAGTAAGATGGGAAGAGGAATAAACAAGGTAATCGTCGTCGGTAATTTAGGGCAAGATCCAGAAGTTCGCTTTATGCCAAACGGCGGCGCAGTAGCAAATTTTACAGTAGCAACTAGTGAGGCATGGAAAGACAAGCAGTCTGGTGAGCAAAAAGAAAAAACAGAATGGCATCGTATTGTAATCTATCAACGTTTAGCTGAGATTGCCGGTGAATATTTGAAAAAAGGTTCAAAGGTATATTTAGAAGGAAAGCTTCAAACGCGTAAATGGCAAAACCAGCAAGGCGCAGATCAATACACGACAGAGATCATCGTTAATGATATGCAAATGTTGGATTCGCGTAGTCAAGGTGGTTCACAACAACAAGGTCAAGGAGGATTTAATCAGGCGCCCGCACAACAGAAAGGAGGTTTCCAGCAGGCTGCACCACAGAAGCTACCAACAATGGCACAGCAACAAGGTGGATTTCAGCAGCAAGAACCTTTTGACGATGACATTGCATTTTAAGTTATATAAGCACCTGCTTAATGTGGGTGCAATCCTTTAAGGAGGTAATATGATTAGCCAAGTAACATTTATAGCTAAGAATGAAAAATGTACTAGCTTGCAGCCTAAGCGTTATTTGATTAACACAGATGATAAACATCTGGCATTAAGTAAAGGGTATCAGCTTTTAATGAAAGAGAAACATTGTGATTTATATAAAGCTTTGCCTGTTAAATTTTTAGATGTGCATGATGTGTAACCTTAGCTTAATGGGTTGCGTAAAGTAACCATAAACGATTTAAAGGACACAGGAATAAATATTATGACCGAACTAGAAAAAACACTAACTGTTAGCAATCCCGTTGAAGCCGTTGTTAGTTGTGATGAACTGAAAGTTATATGTGACACTGTTGTTGAGCTAGCAAGAATAAGGCAGAAAGGCTGCAACCATTTATGTGTTGAGAATTTCGCTCAGCAATGTTTTGGGCAATTGCTTACAGAGTTACGGCTAAATAAAGAAGGCAAACTGAGAATATTCAACACAGAATTAGAGTCCAACTAACATGTAGCGCACAGGCGCAACGCGTCCTAGTGGCGCGTGGTGTTATGTAAATAACTAAAACCCGAATTAACGGGCGTCTTTAACAATCTCAGTATTAAATATCTACTGGCGGCGTTGGGTTTGGGTGTACGGGCGGTAAATCTGCCCTTACATTCAACATTCATATTACAGCTAATTGCTGTCCTCATTGTTTTCCACCAAACACTTTTATGATTAGCGGCTCTAAATTTTTAACTGTTCTTTCGCCGAACAAGAAACCTAACACTAAAATATTAATTACTATCAAAGCGGTTTGTTGTTGCTCTGAATAATCAGTAACAGTAGTAAACCATTTGAAGTCTAAGTACATCGTAAAGAACCCCCATAAAGGACGCTGCAATCCACGCAAGAATAAAATAATCCTACCAATGAACGGAAGCTGCTTTAAATCGCTAGCTGTTCCCTCTTGGCTTTCTATTCTCTTATCTAACTGCTTAGCTGATTCTGCTACAATGCTGCTAGCTTCAATTTCCTTCTGATGTAAAAACTTCTGTAAATTTAATTCAGTTTCGGCCTTTTGCTGCGGTGTCATATCTGGCGGAAAGTAAGACATTACACCTTCTTTGATTTCCTTGAATAATCCACCACCAACAAAGTCAGCGACCTTAGATAAGATGCTCATGTTATACGCCTGTAAATCCGTTACCCGTCACTCCTTCGTCAATAATTCCTTCATTTGTTGGTTTACATACACCGGGCGAGGTTGGCTCAAACATAATGATACTCCTTATAAATTTTGTACAGTATACCACCAATATGTAAAGAATACATTACAACGATTTAGTTATAGATAATCGTTTTTTATGCGAATACGGTATTTCACAATATTGTTATTTTTAATTATTCTTTGGTTATGAAATCAAACATAGATAAGCAAATGTCACACATAAAATCACTAGAAACTTTAGTTAAATCTAAAGACATTAAAATAATAGAATTAGAGAAAGAAATATCAAGAATGAAGCGTTTTTATATGACTAGATACGAAAAGCTAGAAAAGGCTTTTGATTTTGAATATAAACGCGCAGAGCTTCTTCAATACGATTTAAATATGGCTGATGATTTTATATCAGAGGTTTGTGATAAATACGCATTAAAATATTCTAGGAAACCATCATAAGGAAATATCATGCTAAACGCATTAACAGTAAATAAAATATTAGGCGGTCAGTTATTGGCTATGCAAAAACCACCTGTATCTGATTGTTACAGTCAAGCTTTTAAGCGTAAAGTTTTAAACTGCGTTAAAGATACTGGCAGCTCAAGAGAAGCAAGCAGGGTTTTTGACCTACAACGCACGATGATAGATAGATGGGTTCGTGAAGATAATAGATACTAACCCCAAGCTTAATGGTGCCGAAGGCATCCAATTACAGCGCCTTGTTAGGCGTGAACGAACAGGAGAGATGATATGAAAAAACCAAAGGAATTAACAAGCTGGGACTTCTCTGATACTGAAATGGTGCCAGAGGGATACGACATGACAAGCATACCAAAGCTAACACAAGACAACTTTCGGACGCTTATAGATGAGCATAATAATCTGGTTGAAGTTGTTAATATGTTATGTGAAAAGCATGGTCTGATTTTTGACGACTAACCTTTTAAATAAACTGCGAGCGTAGCGAAGTCAGATTTGATTTTGTTGTTATGTTACCGCCACTGAAAGGATTGATAGAATGAAAGATAAAGACGAAATGAATAGCTATAGCTACTACAGAAAAAGCACTAAGCAATGGGTTTACGTCTGCGATGGTGTAGCAGAAAACACAAATTACATATTTAGATACTCACATAAATTTAAGTTTGTCGCATTTTGGGTGATGATTTTAAATATAGATAGCGACTTACTTGATTTAGTAACATAACCTCGCGCTAAGTTGTGAGGTACGAATCAAATTTAAGCGCCTTGTTATATGGCAACTTAAGGAGACAAAGAATGACCACTAAATATGAAATGAGATACAAAACTAACGGATATCCTTGGAAGGTATTTGACACATACAAAACAAAAGATGATCCAGAGTTAATATGGCATTACAAAATGTACAGTAAAAGCAAAATAATTAAAGAAGTGGAAGTTATAGAGGTAATAACGACTAGAAATAAAATTGCCATATAACCATTTAAATAAACGGTGCAGCGTAGCAAGTCCGCTTTAATTTGCTTGTTATGTTGCGGACCAGATAGGAGAGGAAAAATGAATTGTAAAGATTGTAAGTACTGGAGTGAGCGAGATCGGTACGAGGACGATAAAGATATTGACGTTAGAAAATGCACTAGAGTTAAAATGTTCTGGGATTGTACTGAGTGGGGTGATGAAGATAACAACTACGAGCGAAGATTTACTAAGGCTGCTGAGAATAATAAGGCATTTGTTCAAGACGGCAGTGATTATATAGCGCACTTGTTAACGCTTGGTGATTTCGGGTGTAATCAATTTGAAGCCAAAGCAACATAACAATGAGTTAGTGGGCGACTCGTCGTCCCAACTCAACGAGGTGTTATGAAAACAATCATAACTAACATAGAGAGGTTAAGAGTGGGCAAGCGTAAATGTGCTTATTGCGGTGAGCGTGACTACAAAGAAAATATGTTTATTACTCCTGTTAGTGCGTTTTGTGATAGAGATCATGCCGCTAAGTACGCATTTAAAAATAAGCAGAAAGGCGCTGATAAGATTCACAGAGAGAATAAAAGGGCTTTAAAAGATAATGACAAATCATTTAGAGATAAAAAAGCTCAAGCAGAGTTTAATAAGTATATTAGGTTACGTGATGCAGACTTGCCTTGTATTAGCTGTGGTCGTAATCACTCTGGTCAATATCACGCTGGTCATTACAGAAGTCGTGGGGCGCACCCTGAGCTTAGATTTGAAGAACTCAATTGCCACAAACAATGTGCTCCTTGCAATAACCACCTTTCTGGTAATATCAGCAATTACCGTCCTGCTTTAATAGAAAAGATAGGTCAGGGTAAAGTTGATTGGATAGAAGGGCCTCACGAGGTGGTCAAATACACTTGCCAAGATTTAAAAGAAATTGAACTTAAGTATAAAGAAAAAATTAAAGAACTAACGGAGAGTAAATAAAATGACAACTATCGTATATGACCACAAAAACAAGCAAATAGCATGTGATAGCCGATTAACTGGTGGAAATTTAATTATTACAGATAGTGCCGAAAAATATAGGGCAAACGAAAAGGGCTTGTGGTTTTTTGCTGGAACAAGGGCTGACGAGAATCAGCTTATGGAGCTTGAGCATAACGACAAACCAGAAATAAAGCCAGACGCAAACGCGCTACTCATTAAAGAAGGTAAATGCTTCTTAGTTACTTTTAATGGCGACTATTGTTCAGTAAGTGAGAATGAATATAATCACTCTATAGGTTCAGGGTGTGATTTTGCGTTATCCGCTGTTGACTTAGGAAGGACAGCAAAAGAGGCTGTTGAATATGCTATAACAAGAGATACCGGCTCGGGAGGCAACGTCCATGTTTACGATATTGAGAAAGGGAAGTTCTTATAATGATAGAAATTAATAGATGGTATCAAAATGATTGTACGCTAGGTCGTTTGACATGTGGTGACTTTCAATGCTGGACGCTAGAGTTACCTTATCTATATAACCAACAAAATGTTAGCTGTATTCATGCGGCTGAAGCTTACAAAGGTAGAAAGCATATAAGTCCTAACAATGGCAATGTGATAGCTATTGATAACGTATTAGAGCGAGAACATATACAAATACACTCAGGCAATTACACAAGCCAGATAAGAGGTTGTATTTTAGTCGGTGATGCAATCAAGTTTTTAAACGATGATAAAATACCAGACGTAACGAACAGTAAGCGCACGTTAGAAAAATTAATGTCACTATTGCCAGATGAATTTAATATATCTATCAAGTAGTGTTATAATACAAAGGAATTTTAACAATGTTGGAGATATTAGAATGGGCACAACTTCTAAACGTAAAAAAACTAGTGGCGGCACAAAACGTAAGTAGTTTACTATTAATTTTGTACGTTATGTCTTACAGAATAAGTGGTAAAGGCTGTCTTTTGACGGCCTTTATTCTATGTGAATTTTTTGCAAACTCCCAGTTTAGCCATCACTTAGACGATAGTATGTACTATTTAGCGGATATGACTTTTTATGCAGCCTTGTATGTTTATGCTTTCTACAATAAATTGAATGTTAACACTATGTTAGGATGTGTTATTATGATTTTATTTGATTTTGGAATGGCGTTAGATGCAAAAATATATCCTGATGATTCAACGCTTATTTACGAATACTACACTCCTATTAACTTGTCTATTCATCTATACCTCATATCAACACTATTCAGATGGTCACATATTAGGAGAAGTATGGAGAATATTTTTAGAGCTTTTGCTGTATTCTTTAGGGTTAATGATAGTTTTTCATTTTTTTGGTATTATGTTAAAAAAGCAACCTTATAAAGACAATAAAGATGAGTAGTGATATTACCCCTGACTTAATTAAATCTCTCATAAGTTCAGTCGATTCAACTAATGTAACAGTCAAAGAATTGGCTGTTAGTGTTTCTGAGTTAGTTCAGGTTGAAAAGGTTAGAGAGGAGCGAGACAAGCACCAGGAAGAAAAAAACAAGAAATATGACGATCATATAAGAAAATATGAAGCGTCTCTTTTAAGGCTTGTGTCATGGCATATAACTATCGATAAAGTTAAAGTCCCTTTAATTGTCGCCTTTGTTTTAGCATTGCTAACTTTACTAGGTTTCAATTGGAAAGGCTAACGCTACAAAATAATTATACAAACAGGATTTAATATGAGTAATTTAACGCTAAGAAAATTTAACAAGATAATGGATCATAGAGATTCTATTCAGTCTGAAGGTGCTAGAGGTATTAGCTCCTTGGCTTCTTCTGTTGGTAAAGCTATAGAGTTTTGCATTCTTTTAGAAGAAGATCCTGACGGTTATTTTGCAACTAACGGCGATAAAGAAGAAGTACGCCAAGACTTTACATCAGTAATGAACTCTCTTAACGAAGTGCTACCCACTATTGCTTTAATAGAGCAACTTAGAAACGAAACTATAACTGTAGAGCAATTTAGAACGTCAACAGGAAAAGAAGGTTTCGACGTACAAGCCTATCAAGACTCATTGACGGGTTAAGTAAATGGCCTTTGGCTTTACTGCTACTGCAGGCACTATATCAGGAACTCATTCTGGTTTTGTTGGTTATTTCTCCACTACCAACTTTCCGTCAGGTTCATTATCTGGCGCTAACGCTATACTTAACGGTGGCGGGAATTTACGCGCATACACTGATAGCACAAAAGCAACTGCTTTACCTCTTGAAATAGTAACCCTAGTTACAGGTGTTTCTGCTGAAGCGCAAGTGTGGGTGAGGTTAAGTTCTTTATCTACGGCTGGAACAGTCTATTTAGAAGCTGATGACACAGAAACGACCCAACCAGCAGTAACCGCACCACTAGGCCGTAATGCTGTATGGGCTGGTGACAAGCACGTTATCCATTGTGAAAGCACTAACACTATTGACTCAACAGGCAATGGTGGAATACCTACATTGGTTGGAGGTATAACAAATTCACAGTTAACCAACGGACTCTCAGCCCTAGATTTTGATGGCAACATGAACACCAGGTTGCATCTAGGAAATACGGGCAGTGTTTTAGGGGATTTTGAATCGTTCGCATGGGTAAATGTTGATGCTGGAGGCTCACTTCAAAGCATAGTAGCAAGAAGGAATGATGCTTCGGGTGGTGCATGGGAATTCCAATGGAGGCTTGAAAGTCTAGATCCTGCCATACTGATAGGGAGTACATCACCTAACGACCCAGCCGCACCGATATCAACGTCTACAGATTATCTTTTGGGTGTACAAGTATCCGGTAGTACAATAAATTTTTTCAGGGACGGCGTTTTGACCGGCTCTCAGTCAGTTTCTGGCTCTAGAGTTTCTAGGAATGTTGAGTTCAGTGTTGGCGGTATAGTATCAAATTCAACAGGGCGCTCCATAAACGGCAGAATATCAACAGTAATGTTCAGAGAGTCGGCGAACACCACTGCAGATAGGGCAATCACAGAATACGACAATCAAAACTCTCCTTCTACATTCTGGTCATCTAGCGCATGGGAAGATCAAGCTGGAGGAATAACTGTTACAGGTAATACTGCAAGCTATGGTTATAACGGGGTATCTGGCACTGTAGAGCTAACAGGCGAAATAGTCGTAACTGGTTCAACTGCATCATATGGGTATAACGGCGTTAACGGGGAGGTAGACTTAACGTCAGAAATATTAATTACAGGTCAGACAGCTTCCTATGGTTATGATGGGGTATCTGGCTCTGTAGATTTATCAGGGTTAATCTCTATTACAGGTCAAACAGCGTCTTATGATTATGATGGTGTTTCAGGCGAAGTGATCCTGCAAGGGACTATAGTAGTAACGGGTGATACAGCTAATTATGCCTACAATGCTTTAAATGGTACAATAATAATACAAGGGCCAATAACGGTTAATCCTAGGAACGTTATAACGGTTAAACGAAAATCAAATGACATAATAGTCAGTAGAAAATCAAACACAGTAAGGGTTAAATGATGGCAGCAGGTGATACAAAACTATTCAATGATTTTGTCTTAAAGGACAGGCAGGGCGTCTATGCTTTGGCTGATGACTGGCAACTTGTTTTTTTGTCAGATACTTATGCCAGTGTAAATACTGACTTAACTAATCCCACATCGGGAAGCTTTACGGTAACTAGTGGCGGGAACGTGTCAGCAAGCTATCTTCTTTCCGGTGAGGCGATCACAAGAAGTGGTGCAACAATAACGTTTGACGCTACAGATATAGGCACGATATTGAAAGCGGCAGGAAATCCGTCTGATTTGCGTTGTGCGCTACTAATAAACGCTACAGTAACAAATGATGCTGCTCAGGTTTGGGATATGACCTCAGACGGGACTACGCCACTTGATTTAGTTAATAACGATTTTACTTTTAATTTTGGCGTAAACGGCATCAACA